TAATATTCTAGATCAAAAACAAGAATCACTTAATTTTTCAATAGGAGAATTTGGTTGGGAGGAAAACACTTTAGATAGTCCTTCAGAAAAAGCTTCATATTTATATACTGCAATATTAGTTTGTGATGGTAAAATGGATTGCTTAGAATCAGTTAAAAATGCATTAAATAATAATGGTATAGAATATGAATTTGAAGAACCAAATTTTGATGACGAATATAGATACTTGAACAATGGTTACATTGACCATTCAGGAGAAATATATGATTTTCTAGACATATGCAATGATGAAGATAAAATTATGAGATTCTTATTCTCATCTGAAAGTTTTATATTAACTGGAAATGATAACGCTGATTCAGATGTAGAAATTAATGTAGACTATGATCATGAAGAATATTATAAGGGCAATTAAAGGAGGAATTAAAATGTTAAAATCAGTAAGACTTAATGTATTTGAAACAAATAGTAGTTCAACTCATAGTTTAACTTTGGTATCAAAAGAGGATTATGAAGCGTGGAAGAATGGAGAATACTTAATAGATGAAGGAGATGACCTTGTTACAAAAGAGCAAGCTATCAAAGAATTAAAAGAAGATTATCCAGATAAAGATTTTGACAATGAAGATGTAGTCAATGAACTTTTAGAAGATTATTGTTTTAAAACAAATAAAGAATACTTTAATGATGAATATTTAGAAACTTTTACAACTAGATATACGTCAAAAAGTGGTGATGAAGTTGTGGCTTTTGGTAAATATGGCTATGAAGGTTAAAATACATAAATAAATAAAATAGAATAGAGGGATTTATAATGAATAATAAATGGGTTAAATATGAAAATGGAAACTATACAGTTAAATTCAACTTAGAAAATGGGACAAAGATTAGAGAGACAGAAGATAATGAATTTATATCAGCTTTTCCAGAATGTATAGATTTAAAAATAACAAATCAATGTGATATGGGTTGTAAATATTGTCATGAAGACTCAACTATTGATGGATTGCATGGAGATGTCTTAAATTCAGAATTTATAAATACTTTGAAACCTTATACAGAACTTGCTCTAGGTGGTGGAAATGTATTAACTCATCCAAATTTAATTGAATTTTTAAAAGTGCTTAAATCCAAAAATATTATTGCAAATATAACAATAAATCAAAAGCATTTTATATCTAGTAAAGATACAATTAAGTATATCGTAGATAATGATTTAATCAAAGGATTAGGAGTTTCATTAATATCTCCAACTGATGAATTTGTTGAATTGATTAAACAATATCCTAATGCAGTAATTCATGTAATAAATGGAATTGTACCAATAGAAGACTTACAAAAATTATATGACAACAATTTAAAATTACTAATTCTAGGATACAAAGTCTTCAGACGTGGGAAAGATTACTATTCCCCTGTTGTAGAAAGCAATAAACAAATTATATATGATAGTATATGTGATATTATTAAAGGATTTAAAGTGGTTAGTTTTGATAACCTAGCTATTAAACAAATTGATGTTAGAAGAATATTCACAAATAAAGGTTGGAATGAATTTTATATGGGTGATGATGGACAATTTACAATGTATATTGATCTAGTAAAGAAACATTTCGCTAGAAGTTCAGTTTCAGTTCAAAGATATGATATATTAAATAACATTGAAGATATGTTTAGCATAGTAAAGAATGAGAAATCAGATAAATAAAACAAATTATATAAAATAAGAGTTGACAAGGAAATTTCAATATGCTAAAATACAAATAGTGGTTGAGTTTCCAAGTCAACACAATACATAAGTATATAAATAGTCTGTTTTATCGAAAATGATAAAATATATAAAATAAGGTTGACAAGTTTGGTAAATGATGCTAAACTAAGAATAGTTAATAAATAAAACTTAAATACATAACTAAACAAATTATAATAAATACAGAGGTGATATAGATGATTGAATTAAATGGTAAATATAATACTGCAAAAGTTTTTACTGATAATGTAGAACAAACTGCAATTAGTCAAATAATAGAATTGTGTAGTCAAGAATTTGTTAAAGATTCAAAAATTAGAATTATGCCTGATACACACGCTGGTGCAGGATGTACTATAGGAACTACAATGACAATTCAAGATAAAATTGTTCCTAATCTTGTAGGAGTAGATATTGGATGTGGAATGTATACTATTAAGCTAAAAGAGAAAGAAATAGATTTTCAAAAACTAGATGACACAATTAGAAAATATGTTCCTAGTGGTCAAAACATAAGAAAAGCAGAACATAAGCTAGTTGATAAAATTAATTTAAAAGAACTAAAATGTTTCAAGTATATAAATGATGATAGAGCATTAAAAAGTATAGGAACTTTAGGTGGTGGAAATCACTTTATAGAAGTTGATAAAGACGAACAGGATAACTTATATTTAGTAATTCATAGTGGATCAAGATATTTAGGAAAACAAGTAGCAGAACATTATCAAGAGTTAGGATATAAGAAACTAACAGAGAATAGAGAATCAAGAGAAAAATTAATCAATAAGCTTAAATCAGAAGGAAGAGAAAAGGATATTAAATCTGAATTAGCTAAAATTCCAACTACTAAAATTAATAAACAATTAGCATATATTGAAGGAGAAGATTTAAGTAATTATCTAAATGATATGAAAATAACTCAATACTATGCTGAATTAAATAGAATAGCAATGGCAACTGAAATATTAAAGAACATGAATTTATATGAAGTTGAATCATTTACTACTATTCATAATTATATTGATGTAGAAACTAAAATATTAAGAAAAGGTGCAATATCTGCTAATAAAGATGAAAAAGTTATTATACCTATCAATATGAGAGATGGAAGTTTAATTTGTATAGGTAAAGGAAATGAAGATTGGAATAATTCTGCACCTCATGGAGCTGGACGTATATTGTCAAGAAGTAAAGCTAATGAGAAAGTTACATTAGAAGAATTTCAAGATAGCATGAAAGATATATGGACTACTTCAGTATGTCAATCTACAGTTGATGAAAGTCCAATGGCATATAAACCTATGCAAGAAATAATTGATAATATTCAAGATACTGTTAATATAGTAGATATTATTAAACCATTATATAATTTTAAGGCTAACAGTTAGAAAGAGATAATTAAGTCTCTTTCTACAATATAAATCAAATGATAAAATATATAAAATAAGCTTGACTTAATTAGTAGATAATGTTAAACTAAGAAAGTAGTAACAAGTAAGTAAAGAATACATATAAAAAACAGTTTGCTTAAAAGAGTAGAAATACTCTAACGAATTTCATGGAGTTTATCGCCTCCAATAATGGCTAGATATTAATGACTGGTACTTATTAATATCGGAGGGTGTAAGAGTTAAGATGGCTAAACTTAACCTACTCTTTTAAGCAAATTTAAAAAGCTTAAATAATAAAATATATATAATAAAGGAGAAATGAAAGATGAATATGAACAAAATTGAGGGAACTGCATTTATTAGTTATGACATGAGTGGGAGCATAGACAATGAAAAGCAAGCTTATTACAAAAAGGTTTACGATTATTACAATAATCTATATAAAAATGTAAAAGTTATAAAACACACAACTGTAGGTAAATTTTCAGACATTGATGACATACTAAATAATTCAGAATCAGGTGGTACATATATTTCATCGGGGCTTAAATTAGCAGTTGGAGAAGTTTTAGCAAGATGTAATTCATTAGATAAAGTTATATTATGTGGAGATGGAGATAACTGGAGTGAAGATAATGACAGAGTATTAAATTTAATAGGAATTTTAAATGACTATTGCAAAATAGATTATCTTGAGTTTTTACCTTGTACATATTCAACTACAATGTATGACAAATTAAGAAAAATATACACAGTAGCAGAGAGTGATAATATTAAACTATATAAGATAACAGATAAGGAACAAGATATATTCGGAAAGAAATTAGCACCTAGAAAAGAGTCTTTCAATATAGCTATTCATATAGATGGAAATAAAACTATTGCTAAAACTATGGATGGAAAAGTGGGAATAGCTACATGTAACCCAAATGATGAATATAATAGAGAAGAAGGAATTAGAGTTGCAGTTAGTAGATTGTTAGAAATTAAAACTTTCTAAAACAATAATTCACTCTATAATCGCTTTAAATCATTAAAAACTGAAAATATTAGAAATTACAACTTAAAATGAATTATAGAGGAAATTAGAAAAAATGGACAAGATTTAAGAAATTCTAAAAACAAGAATGGCTTAAACAGGGCGTTTCAAAATTGAAAAAGCAGTTAAAAGAATAATTTTATAAGGACTTAATAAAATATAGAATATCAAAATTAGTTTAAATTGCATTAAGTTTAACTCGAGAAGTTAAAATGCGTAAATAATAAATTATATAAAAACAAACAAATTATAAGGGTGACGTCCAACGTCAGAAGGAGAGAAATATTATGGCTAACGAATTAAGACAAGGTAAAAACGCATTAACAATTGTAGGAGCAATCAAAGAACACAAACTATCTAAGTTTGAAGGTAAGGACAAAGAAGGAAAGAGTCAAACATCAATAAATGGATCTTTTGTAGTTAAAGCAGGAGAATTTAAGGAAGTAGAAGTTAATGTATTTGTGGCTGAAAAAACTAGTAAGGGGAAAAACAATAAAACCTTTGATGTTCTAAAATCAATTTTAGATGAAACCAATAAGACAATGGCAAATGCAAAAGAGGATGAAGTGGTTACAAAAGTTAGAATTCAAGGAAGTGGTGACTTTACACCTCAATTTAAAGAAGATATTTATAAGAAAAAAGAGGGAGATGAAGTAGCAACAACAAATAAAATAGATTTAGGTTACGGCAATGTAACAATTGACAATTCAATAACTGAAGATAAATACAAGGCAGAATTTGATGTAGAGATATATGTTACAACAGTTGAAGAAGAGTTAGACAAAGATGAAAATGAAACTGGTAGAGTTAAAGTAAAAGGTTGGTTGCCTGTTTATGGTGGAAAAGTAATCCCTATAAGTATGGTAGCTGGAATGACTACAGACGATGATGGAGAAGAAATTAACATTGCAGAGGGTATATTAGACTCTGTAGAAGAAGGTGGTACATTCAATGCTTGGGGAGATATTAATTTTGAAAAAATAGTAGAAGAAATTAAAAAGGGTGGAAGTATTGGTAAAGCTAAAGTAGAAACAAAGAATACATATATAAATGAACTTGTTATTACTGGTGGAGATGTAGTAGAAGATGAAGAAAAAGAATTTGAGGAAGAATTAATTAAACAAGCTAAGTTGGAAAGAGATAAAGTAATAGAAGAAAAAAAGAATGAAGCACCAAAAGAAGATAAAAAAAGCAAAGGTATAGGAAAAGGTGGAGACAAAGCTAAAAGAGAACGTCCTAAGTTTTAAGCTAGATACGAGGGTATTTTTACCCTCAATAAATCAAATTAACAAAATAAAAATAAATTATGAAATGGAGAGATAAATATTATGGCATTAGATAAAGAAATTGCAGAATTATTTCAAAAAGAATTCAGAGGAGATGCTAAAATTTCAAGGGTATCAGAAGATTTAAGAGGAAAAGCAATAGTAATATATGGAGGAAATAACTTAGGTAAAAGTTTACAGGCTTCAAGATTACCTAACCCAATATTTATGCCTTGTGAAAAAGGTCTTAACGCTATTAACGGAGCTTTAGTATTAAAGACTACTTCTTGGTCAGATTTAAAAAAGAATGGTAAAAAGTTATCAAATAAAAAATTTACCAATGTGTTAAATGGTGGAGCACAAATAACATTGATTATAGATGGGTTTGAAAATATAGGAAAATATTGCAAAGCATATCTATGCTCTAAGTATGATGTTCCTACAATAAGTAAAGCCAATGATGGGTATGGAGCATGGGAAGAATACGAAAATCTTGTATGGGGTTTTGTAGATAATCTTTTAGGATTGGGATATACAGTAGTCTTTATAGGGCATGAAAAGTTTGATAAAAAGAAAGATAAATTTGTAATAAATGGAGATGAACGTAACATCAAACCAATTAGAGATAATGCAGATATAGTATGCTATCTTGAATCTAATGGGTTGACAGATGATGGAGTTCCAATACATTCAAGTGCTAATCTTGCCGAAAGTAAAGATTTTTTTGCTAGAACAAGATTTAGTTACATGGATACATATATAGAAGATTTTACAGCAGAAAATTTAGAATCAACTATTGTAGAAGGTATTAAGGCACAGAACAAAGCAGAAGGATATGATTCAGTTACTTTTCAAGAACAACAAGAAATTTATGAGGAAGAAGAGATAACATTTGAAGAAGCAATAGAGCAAATAAAAGAATTATATACGGAGTTTTCAAAGACAGAAACGTTAGAAGATGTATATATGGATATAGTTGCAGAGCATTTAGGAGAAAGTGCAGTAAGCGAAGCCACTCCTAAGCAATTAGAAGCGTTAGTGTGTATAAGAGATGATTTACAAGAAAAATTAGACGAAATGGAATAATAGAATACGGGGTAGGAGACTATCCCGTATTTTTATAAAAAGAGGTGAATTTATGGCAAAAGCAACTTCAGGAAAATGTAATATGTGTGGTAGTAAATTTTTAATAGAAGAATTGATAATAAGGAGTGGTAAAAAGTATTGTAGTGAATGTATTGAGATAAAAGACCAAGAAAATGAAGATTGGAGTACATTATATGAATACATAAAGGATATCTATAATTTTTCAACAGTACCGATTTTATTTATTACTCAACTTAATAAATTTAGAAAAGATGAGAAAAATCCATTGACAAGTATAGGTATGTACTATACTTTGAAATATTATTATGAAATATTAGAGAATGAAATATTAGACGATAAAGGTGTTGGAATAATACCATATTACTATGACCAAGCAAGTAAATACTATTCAAAAGTATTTGATTTGGAAGAAAAAGCAGAGTCATTTATATTTAAAGATAAAAAACAAATTATAAAAACAAAGAGATATAATACATATAATAAAACTAAAAAACAGATTTCATTAAACGTATGGAGGACTGACAATGAAGAATATTAGCAAAAAACAAATTATGAAATATTATAACCCTCAAGCAAGTTGTCAAGTATTGGGTTGTTTAATGAATAATCCTTCTATGATAAAAAGAAGAGAATATAATCTAAATCTTGAGGATTTTATAGGAGATAAGCATATATTATTATTCACTTGCATTTATAACTTAGTGCAACAGGGATTAAAAGAGATTGCTATAGGAGATATAGAAACATATTTATCTACAAATGATTTAAAAGGTCACGATTTATTTTTCAACAATGAACAAAATTTTGAATGGCTGAATATGGTGTACGAAGATGCTAACTTGGGAAATTTTGAATATTACTATGGACTAGTTAGAAAAATGGCTCTATTAAGAGGATATCTAGAAGAAGGATTTGATATAAGAGATATCTTAGATATTGATGAAATAGACCATATAATTATAAAAGAACAGAATGAAAATTTAGACAATAAAACAATAGATGATATAAAAAGACATTTTGATAAAAAAGCTATGAGAGTAAAGCAAAGATTCGATGATAGAGATGAAACCAATAAACGCAAATCTGGGGAAGGAGGAAAAGAATTAAGGAAATTGTTAAAAGAAAGTCCTAACTATGGTTTTAACTTAGAAAGTACATACTTAAATACTATTACAAGAGGAGCTTTACCAAAAAAATTCATATTAGAAACAAGAGATAGTGGTCTTGGAAAAACAAGAGTAGCTATAGAAAGGCTTATAGGTATATGTTCTCCTTATTTATGGGATTTTAAAACAAATAAATACATAAAAAATCCAAATGGTCAAAATAATTCAGGGTTATATATAGGTACAGAAATGGAATTATATGAAGAATTAGAACCTATGATATGGGCTTTTATAAGTGGTGTAGAAGAGAATAAAATAAGAGATGATGAATTAACTGAGGAAGAAGAAACAAGAGTTGATATGGCAGTAGAATATTCTGACCAAATGCAGTTGTTTTTAGAGGATGAAGAAAATTATGATCTGTCTTATTTATGGTCTACTACAGAACAATATAAAGAAGACTATAACATTTCTGTATTATGTATAGATTATCTAGAATTAACCGCCAGTCTGATTGGAGAGTATTCACAATTAACTAGAGGAATGTCAGTAAGAGAAGACCAAGTATTGTTAAATTTATCAGCGAATATAAAAAATATGAGTAAGAAATTTGATTTAACAATTTTTGGATATACACAAACTACAGATGAAGCAAGAAGAGATGGAGTTAGAGACCAAAGGGCAGTAAAAGGTGCTAGATCATTGCCTAATAAATGCGACGTCGGCATTACAGTGTTTGAACCAACAAATAAAGAATTGGAAATGATAGAACCATTAATTAAAAAATGTAAGGGAATAAATAATACAATAACACCAAATGCTTGTTATACAATTTATAAAAATAGAGGAAATGTGCATAAAAATATAAAAATTTGGGGGTATAACAATTTAGGAAACGGAAGATTTATAGACCTATTCTGTACTGATAAAAATTATAACCCTATGAATATACAAGAGACTTTTATTGAATTAGAGGGATAATATATGATTGATAGAGAAGA